GGCTACGATATTGCACAACAAGCGCACGCAGAACTTAACAAGGAGGTGAAGGTATGAAGACAATCAGAGTAACAGACGCAGCCGCTCGGTTTATCAAACAGATTAGGGCGGAGGAATTAGAGGAAAGGAAGATTTTTCTCTGTGAAGCCTATACGAAAGCGGTTGAACATGCGTTGGCAAATGATGAATACAATGAAGAGGATTTCTATCCCTTGACTGTGATACATGATTATCATAAGTTGATAGAGGAGTTATCTGTAGATGATGAGCGAGTATGATAAACGAGGAAATATTAAAGATTGTACTTAATGATAAGACTTTTGGTCAGCGTGAAGCAGCTGACATTGTTGGAGGTAGAGGGCGTTTGTTTAAATTGGTTGGTTCTGGTGATATTCGCGCTGAAAAAATACCACCTAACCGACAAAATGGGAGATGGTACTGTAACGCTTACGATGTCATCAAATGGGCAACAATTGGAAAAGGAAGTACACATAGGAGTGATAAGGATACCCAGTAAGTGTCAGGTAACTTCGGCCCGACACATTAAGTTGATGCCAATCAACAAAGCCACCCCGGTAACAATACGGTTGCCGGGATTACATTTCTTGCAAATTATTGAAGAATATTCAAGGATTAGCATTATAGTTCCCTTTGGCAAGTCGTTTTAAATGCCACCATTCCCGGCAATAAACCATGCTTTTATGACGGATATGACGCTAATGACGCAAGAATAAAACTTTATTTTTTTGAGATTTATCCTTGTAGACGGATTGAACGGCAACGCATAGCGAGAATGCGACAAGGAACGAATGCACACTTAACCGGCGCATAACATAGTCGGAGGTGAAGATACAGGACATAAGCAAATACGGACGGAAAATAGCCGTTTGTTGAAAGCGGTCTTATTTCGCTTGCATAGGTTCAGCTAAAAGAATACTTATAGGGAGAGAAGCATTTGAACTTTCTCTCCCTATAAATATTGGCTTTCTCTTTGAAAAGTTTGTGTATTAGGAAAGAATATGTAACTTTACACCAAGAAAGCCCATCAGTAGAGCATAAAAATGCTGTTTTGTTACTATTTTGTTACCCGTCATTAGTGACGATGGGCTTTTTATTTTCTTTCTTTGTTTTGTAAATTACTGATAAATAAAAAAATAGACCTTATTTCTCAATAAAGCCTATCTGTAAACTTAAAACAACCAACAAAAGAAATAGATCATTTCTACTTTATGTCCGATGAAAACTTCTTCATCGGACATTCTCTTTTTCTATCTTACAAATAATAGTTCTCTGTATTTCGGAAGTGTCCACATCTGGTTGTCAACGATAAGTTCCAACTTGTCGATGTGATAACGAATTTCTTCCAGTGCCGGAACAATCGTGTCGTGATAAGCAATGGCTTTTTCACGTTCGCTTTCAATCTTGTTCGCCACTTTACGCGCTTCTACCATTGCGTCTACATGCTCTTTGATGAAGGCTGTACGGTCTGCAATTTCTTCGATAAGTTCCAGATTCTTTGCTGATAGTTTCGCCGCTTTTTCTGCCGGAAACAGGGATTGCATTTTATAGACGTTATTAATCAAATCCGTCTGATACTGGGTTGCAACCGGTATAATGTGGTTCATAGCCAAGTCACCCAATACACGGGCTTCAATCTGGATCTTCTTCGTGTAAGTTTCCCATTTCACTTCATTGCGTGCTTCCAACTCTTTCTTTGTCATTACACCGGTAGCTTCGAACATGGCAATTGTTTCCGGTTTCAGGTAGTTGTCGAAGATAACGGGAACACTCGTTTCACAATCCAGACCACGGCGTGCAGCCTCTTCTTTCCATTCGTCACTGTAGCCGTTGCCGTCGAAGTGAATGGCTTTACATTCTTTGATATATCCGCGAATGATTTCAAGGATAGCGGAAACTTTCGGTTCTCCTTTTTCAATTAGAGCGTCCACGTCTTTCTTGAACTTCGCTAACTGGTCTGCTACTGCGGAGTTCAGCGCAATCATTGCAGAGGCGCAGTTTGCTTCGGAACCTACGGCACGGAATTCGAAACGGTTTCCGGTGAAGGCAAAAGGAGAGGTGCGGTTACGGTCTGTATTGTCAATCAACAATTCCGGTATCTGCGGAATATCCAGTTTCATTCCCTGTTTGCCGCTAAGGCTGATTAAATTGTCTTTTGTGCTGTTTTCAATATGGTCTAATACTTGCGATAACTGCTTTCCGAGGAAAGAAGATATGATTGCGGGAGGTGCTTCGTTGGCGCCTAAGCGGTGGGCGTTGGTTGCACTGGAGATAGAAGCCTTCAGTAACCCGTTATGATGATAAACTGCCATTAACGTATTTACTACAAATGTCACGAAACGCAGATTGTCTTCCGGTGTCTTCCCCGGTCCCATTAATAAGATTCCCGTATCAGTACCCAATGACCAGTTGTTGTGCTTACCGGAACCGTTGACACCTTTAAATGGTTTTTCATGAAGTAATACACGGAAACCGTGTCGACGGCTTACCTTGCGCATCAATGACATAATCAATAAGTTATGGTCATTTGCCAGGTTACATTCTTCGAATATCGGAGCTAACTCGAACTGATTAGGAGCAACCTCGTTGTGACGGGTCTTTACGGGAATACCCAATTTCAGAGCTTCAATTTCGAGCTCTTTCATAAAAGCAGCTACACGGGTGGGGATAGCACCGAAGTAGTGGTCTTCCAACTGCTGGTTTTTAGCACTGTCATGTCCCATTAAGGTACGTCCTGTCATTAATAAGTCAGGGCGGGCAGCATATAAACCTTCATCAACTAAAAAATATTCTTGCTCCCAGCCAAGGTAGGCAACCACTTTTTTCACTTCCGGATTGAAATAATGGCAGACGTCTACGGCTGCTTTGTCTACTGCACGTAATGCTTTCAATAATGGAGCTTTATAGTCAAGGGCCTCGCCGGTGTATGCAATAAACACAGTCGGGATACAAAGAG